GTGGGCGAGTCTTCGCCAGACAGCGTCTGCGTCAGTTCCAGGTTGCGCCGTGTGACCGGATCCAGCAGCACGAACTGCCCGGGCCGCTCGGCCGACAGGCTTTGCACGTGCGCCAACGCCTGCGACTGCGTGCGCGCGGCATAGCGCAGCAACGCGCCGGCCGCGCAGATGCCGGCGGGCATGTCTTCGATGTCAAAGCCCGCCAGCGTGTCCGTCTTGAAGTGCGCCAGCAGGTGTGCGCGCGCGCCGTCGCTTTCGAAGTGCCAGTCCGGCACGCGGGAGCGGGCGCCCTCGAACGGAAAGTCGAACTCCGCGGTGTCGGCGCAAACGATCTCCGCCGGCGCAATGCGGTGCAATTCCGATTCCAGCTGCACGGGCGCGCATTCGGTCACCCGGAATTCGCCGCTGGCCAGATTCAGCCACGCCAACCCCGCGCGCGGCGCGCGAGCGCTGCCGCTGACGCAGATGGCCGCCAGCGCGCGATCCGCCTTGGCGGGCAGCAGGGCGTCGTCGGTCAAGGTGCCGGGCGTCACGATGCGCACGATGCGGCGCTCGACCGGCCCCTTCGAGGCGGCCGGATCGCCGATTTGCTCGCAGATGGCGACGGACTCGCCCATCGCCACCAGCCGGGCCAGGTACTGCTCCATGGCATGCACCGGCAGGCCAGCCATGGGGATGGGCACGCCGTTGGACGAGCCCCGCTTGGTCAGTGTCAGATTGAGCAGCCGCGCGCCACGCTCGGCATCTTCGTAGAACATTTCATAGAAGTCGCCCATGCGATAGAACAACAGCAACGGCCCGGCCTCGGCTTTGAGGCGCAGGTATTGCTGCATCATGGGAGTATGTTGTGAATCAATGACTTGCGACATGCTTATATTAGACAGTCTAAAACTCAGGCGGTTTTCTTTACTCGGCGGCTGAACGAGGGGCCATCAACTATAGGCACTTCACGCAGCCGGATGTATCGGTCAGTCATGGCCGCGGTCGTGTGGCCAGCCAGCATTTGCGCGTCCTTGCCCTGCCGTTTCGCATCCGTCAGGGATTTTGCGCGCAGGTCATGGATGTTGGCATCTTCGACGCCGGCAGCAGCCACAGCTTCACGCCAACGGTCTCTGGTGGCGCCATAAGAAGGCGCTCCCTTGGCATGGGACCGGGTGCGAAACAGGGTGGGGGCCAGCACGTTACCATTCAGGGCGTTTGCTCGAGCGATCGCGTCGCGTAGCTCAGGCGTCCAGCGAACCAGCAGTTTCGCGCCGGTCTTCTGTTGGTCGAACGCTATGCCCTCGTCGTTAATGTCAGACCGTTTGATAGCGAGTACATCCCCGACGCGCTGCCCGGTAAGGTACAGCAAATCCATGATGACCTGCATCCGAGGGTTTGCTTTTGCGTAAATGGCGGCGTATTCGTCGTCGGTGATGTAGCGTTGACGTTTGCCCTCAGCATGACGGCGGATCCCGACGCAAGGATTGCTGTCGACCAGTTGCCATTCGACGGCATAGCTAAAAACCGTCTTCAGGAACGATAGAACCCGGTTCGCCATGTTTGGCGTATCGGACATGTCCATCTTGAGCGCGGCAACGTGCTTCGGCCGGATCTGGTCCGGAGCGAACTCGGCAAACGTCTCTTTGATCCGCGCTGCAGCGATCTTGTACTGGTCGATGGTGTTCTTCGACAGCTTGGGAGACATGTGGGCCAGGACCTTCTCGACAAGCTCCGGCATGCCCCCACGTGGGTTGTCGAACCGACGTGCGTACTCGGCCAAAGCGGCAGGCAGATCCGCCGCTAGGCGAGTCCACTTACCGGCTTTGACGTAGTAGTAAGCGCCGTGCTTTTCGTAGACGCAGGGCGGCAAATGCTTGTCAGATTTGCGCGGACGGCCCATTTCTCAGCCTCATTTGCGGTTCCCGAGTCGGGATTGTATCGGTGTGGCCCTTGTCCACGTATCGACGGTAGACCAACAGTGAGCCATCAGGCCTGACTTGATACCGGATTCCCAAGGCTTTGAGGACCTTCATCTGGGCCGGTCGGCGCTGGCGAGCGGTGATCTCGCCGATTTCTTTCTCGGTAAGGGTCAGCATACCGCCTCCAAAAAGAAGCCCACACTTGGCGGGCTGAATCCAGCAATGAGACATTGACGGGGCTTTTGCGTCATAAATGAGGCATTTCCTCCAGCAGCGCCCTCGAGTCGGCATAGGCCCGCATGGCGCGCTGCTCGTCGATCTGGTCGGCCCCGAGGGTTTCGGCGCACTCGCGGAGCTGGGCAGCCAGTCGTTCGATCAGGTTAGGCATACACAGCGCCTCCGTCGTTGTGCTTCTTGGGTGGGGCATCTATCAGTCTCCACACATGCAGTCGGCCAGGGCCTCATCCTCACTTTCGATGTAGGGCAGGGTGTTCTGGCGTGATTGGAATTCAGCCTCGCGGGCCAGTTCGGTATATCGCGGGCGGTCTGATCTGAACGTGGCGCCACTCGGGCGCGATTCCTGTCTAGCCCACCAGACGTGGCGGGCCGGTTCTCGACGGATGGCGGCCACGACCTTTGCGCGCGACTTCAAAAAGCACAAATCGCAGTTGCCAAGGTCCCCCGCCGGATCCAAGCGAAGATCGAACGCTTGTGCCCCCCAGAAGGCCAGGACGTCAGCCTTACGGACCCTTGACCTTGCCAGTGGCAGATATGGAATGCCTGCGCTGTTGTCGCGCTTAGGATTGCTCAGCCTGGCGATGCGGGTCGGCTCGTCGGCCCGGATTCCCATGACGGAATCCCATTCGACGTACCCGCGGGCGATCATCCACGCCTTGCTCGTCTTCACCTTAAGGTTTGCGGTGCAGGTGCGAGCAACGGGGTTCGGGAGCAGTCCCAAAGCGTCCATCATGCGCTCGAACGGCTCGCCGTCTCTGCTGGCGGTCGTAAAGTCGACGATACGGAACAGGCAGCGGGAGCGGCTGCCATTCTCAAAGCCGTCCCACTCCATCCAGGTGATGGGCACCCGCCAGCGCTGGCTGCATTCCTCGATGAAAGCTAGAGTTTCCTCCCGCTCCTTGCCCGTGTTCTGGAACGCCACATGCACGTCATCGGGCAGTTTGCCTTCGTGCGCGTCCAGTATTTGGCGCAACATGTAGGCGCTTGTCCGGCCGCCGCTAAATTGGATCAGTGCCGGCCCATCTATTTGATAGGGGTTCATGTGCCTTCCTTCTTCTGTGCGCTGGGTTGTGCGGACAGGGCGGCGCGGGCCTGCCACGCGCGTTTCTCTCGGCTGTTGCAGATCATTTGTTTGCCGCAGTACGATTTCGCGGTCCAAAGGAGAAGCAGATGCAGTACTGGTGGGTGAACCATGGCACGTCCTATAAGCGGGAACTAGCAGGGGGGTACATTTGGTGCCCTCAGGTTGGCGATGGTGACCGCCGCCGGGAGAGCTGGGAGGTAATGCAGTCAGTGAAGCCCGGCGATCTTGTCGTCTCGCATGCCAAGCAGGCGGTTCGGGCGGTGGGAATAGCTCAGTCCGCGCCATTCGACTCTCATCCGAGAGACGGATACGCCGCGAACGGTTGGAATCAGCTTGGGTGGGAAGTGTCTATTCTGTGGACGGCGCTTCCGGACAGGCTCTCTCCGAAAGAGCACATCGCCGAAATAGCAGAGTGGCTGCCCAAGCGATACTCGCCTCTTAAGCCGAATGGCGACGCAAACATGACCTACCTTCATAGGATCGAGAAGGGGTTAGCGGATTGGATCGTCGCCACTTCTGGCCTCGACACTCAAGCCTTGGAGGACGAGGTTGAGGTTGCTGAGATTCGTGGGCGCAATATTCCCGCCGCGGAAAAGCTGCGCTTGCAGAAGGCGCGACTCGGGCAGGGAGCGTTCCGGGCAGATCTTCTTAAAGTGGAGCCCAAATGCCGCTTGACGGGGACTTCGGATGCTTCGTTCCTCGTTGCCAGCCACATCAAACCGTGGAGTGCCTGCGACACAGACGAAGAACGTTTGAGCCCACACAACGGCTTCATGTTGGCGCCCCACGTGGACAAATTGTTTGATCGCGGTTGGATATCGTTTGAAGACAACGGCGACTTGATTGCCCACGAGCGTGTGAAAACGCTGCTCCCGTCGTGGGGCATCGCTTACCCCGCCAACGTCGGTGCTTTTCACCCTCGACAGAAGGAGTTTTTGAAAGTGCACAGAGAGCAGGTTTTCCAGAAGCCCATAGGGCTAAATCAAGACTAGGCCGGCCCGCCAGTTCGATCCGATGGGGCAGGCCGAGCACGGCGAGCCACCAGCTCTTCCCAGAGCTCTCCATCCCAGCAAGAAGGGCAAAGCGTGTCCCAGGACATGCCGGAGAATGCGCCGTGGCAGGTCGCGCACTCTTGCCCGGGGGCGGAGGGTGGCGTTTCGGGCATGCTCAGGGCGGCGCCCAAGAGATTGCGAAGGGGGGCGTCTGCGGCGTCGAGGGCGTCGCGATAGCGCTGTCGCTCTTCCGGGGTCATCTTTGCAACCATGTCGTGCACCACACGGGTGGGCAGCGCGGCCAGGTCAACGTCGTCCAGGTCGTCGAGGTTTTGGGGGGCGTTCATGCGGGGGCATCCTCAGATGTGGGGATTTCAGCCTGGCCGACAGCCGCTGCGGCTTCGGCTTGGCGCCGCTGCTTCTCGGCCTGCTTGGCGCGGGCCGTTTCGACGGCGCCGTGGGCCTGGAACAGATCGAGCAGGGCGGCGGCCGATATGGTGATGGTTTCGGCAGCTACGCGGCCTTCTTGGATATCCAGCAGCGTGGCGCGTTGGTTGGCGTCCAGGCCCTGCATGAACGTGTCCACGCCGCTGATGAGCGGTGAAACGACTTTGCGGGGCAGGGCGCGGCCGTGGATGGTGCTGGCCGTGACCTTGGCCTTGCCCGCGGCCTTCGCCTGGATCACCTTGCCGCTTAGAAACTCGCCGGCCTGGGCGCCGTGCTGGCGAACCGCGTCTATTGCAACCTCGGCAGAGACCGCGCCGGCTCGCACCAACGCTTGCACATCGGGCTCGGCATCCGCCAGGACAAGATAGTTCTCAATGTGCGGCCGGCTGCGATGGACGAGGGACGCGATTTCCTCTGTGGCGAGGCCCATGCCGCGAAACCGCTTGAAGCCGCGTGCCGCTTCAAGTGGCCGTAGCTTGACGCCTTCGTTGCTGGTGTAGATGCGCGCACGGCGCTCTATTTCATTGCCCTGGAACCCAACCACGGCAACCCACTCGATAGGGGCGCCGCGCTGGATTGCCCGCCCAATGGCGTCATAGCGACGATGGCCGTCCACCACTTCTACGCCGGAGCCGTCCGGCAGGGCGATGACCTCGAGCGCGGGAAGCGTGCCGCCAGCCAGAATGTAGGAGGTCAGGGCTTCGATACCGGTTTCGTATTCGTCATCCAAGTCGCGGAGGTTGAAACCCCCTTTCACGCGGATATCGGAATAGCGGACTTTCATTGCGTCGGCTCGTTTGATCGTGCCGTTCTTGATCATGGTTTTAAATGACGTGGGGGGGATGGTCATGCTGACTCTCCAATGAGACTCGAGTACGATTCGCTCGCCATTAACGGAGACGCGAATGAAGCATTGGGAACTCGCAGATCGAGTCGTAGTTTCTTTGACCTGGCTGGTTGCTCTAATTGCCCTGTGTGGCATTTCCATCGTGTTGGTGAACGGTGGCGGAGGCGACGCCCAGGTCTGGTCGGGGTGGGTCCAAGCCCTAGGATCTATTGCAGCCATCGCTGGAGCCTTCGGCGTAGCGGCGTATCAAAAATCTGAGGCGAACAAGCGAGAGGAAATTTCACATCGCCGAAATATGGCGGCCGAAGCCAGCTTGCTAGAGAGTGTTGCCGCCGAGGCATACCTTGAAGTCAGTAAGCTGATGCTGTACTGCCAAAAGCATTCTGTAAGGCCGATCTTTGCTTTTCCTGTGGAGAAGCTCGCGAACGTGGAATTCTTGTTGAGAAGCTTCGTATCATCGACCAAGGATCCAACCTTGTCCTTTCTTGCCGTGGGCTTGTTGCAGGACGCGAGCGACGCGATGTCGACCGTTAACTGGTCTAATGGGAAAGCCGTCAGTTTTTCGGTGGAGTCGAGGCAGACTCATCGCAGCAGGACTGCACGGGTACAACGCCAATTTCTCGCCGCGCAAGCAATCGCCGCACGGCGCAACGCGGAGTTTGCTTCCGATGACATTGAAAGCATGATTCGCGACATTGCGTCTCAGCGAATTGGGGAGTTTCTTCGAACGATTGGTGATTCCATCTCTGATGAAGCCGAGCGACAGCAAGATGCGCCCGATGCACCGAAATCAACAAATGAGGTAGGGAAGAGTTGATCATGGGCTATTGGATGGCAATTCAAACCGTCGGTGCAGCCCGGGCAGCTGCTTTTGCAACCTCCGCAGCCTCACACGCAGGCTGACCGTTGTGACACGGGAACTCGAAGGCTCCCTGGCCGTGGTGGACCATTGGGGGACTCAGCTTGAGTGGGCGCACGGCCTTATCGAAGCAGCAATCGCGGTGTGCTCAAGGCATGGGACTATCAGGGTGATCAAGCCGAAGCGCTAGTCTTGCAGCGCGCCCAGATATTGCAGATGGCTTGGGGTGAAACGCCGTAGCACTCTCCCAAGTCGGTCGAGGTCAATCGGCCTTTGGCATTCTTTATGAACTCTCTCTCCTCGGGCCTTATCGCTTCTTCCTTTCGGTTGAGCCAGCGCAGCCTGCGGCGGGGCAATGGCACGGGAGGGGTCCAGCCGGTGCGATCCCTCAGAATGAAGTCGATCCCGTTCATGCGGCCGCCCGCAGCATCCAGCCCAGGACCCTCGGGCCGAAGAGGAAGAGCGCGGCCAGCCCCAGGCTGGCGGGCCAAGCCCACAGCGGGATCTCCGCGTCGTCGCTCCAGTTGCCCGTGCCTGCATGGTCGCGGGGAGCAATCAGGGCGCCGAGCTTCCGCGCGGCCTGTTCGATCGTGTTGGGAAGACGGTGGCGCACCGGGGGCGGGCTTGCGCGGATGGTGTTCATGTCGGGTTCCAGGGATCTGCCGCGGCGTGGCGGCGGGAGAGGTAGTCGCCGAAGGGCGCCAGCACCAGCCGCGCGAACGCGAGCAGGCCCAGGCCCCAGGCGAGGGTTTCAGTCAAGGTCATGGGAAGCTGCGCAGAGTTGCGCGGTGATGGGGCGCGAGTAGCCAACGTCCCTGCTGAGGACAGAAATTTTGGCTTCCCGCTTGTAAAATGTAAGTTGTTAATTCACTTGGATGCTAAAAAATGCAGCCTATTGGACTTTTTCCTCGGACCTGTTCACGGGTGGCAAATGCGCTGTCCGGCGAATGGATGCTTGGGCATTTACGATCCAACGGCGGTACGGTCATCCTGATGCGGACTATCTTCATTACGATTTGGGTCGTATGTGGCGCAATTGGGCTAATCGCTCTTTGCGATCCCGATCGGCCCGGACCAATGACGTGGGCTGGATTCTGGTCGCAGCTTGAAGAAATCGGAGGCTGGATTGGTCCTATTTTCGGCGGCGTTTACCTCGCGTTGTATGCCAGATTTTCTGCACAATGGACATACATTGCCAACCTCTACAACATGATCATGCAAGCAAGAGCGAACGGGGGGGCATACGACGACGTGCGGGCTACGTGGGCAGCCGCATTCATCGAAGATGCAGATAACCTCCACCTCGCGATGAAGTCTAGCGTTGCTCCCATCATCCGGGCGTGGAAGGACGACAAGGATGTCCAACGATGCTTCGTTGAGCACACCCCAGGTGGGCAGGATCGATGGGACTATCTTATGGCTTCGGTCGAGACCGTCTTTCAGAACGAAAGTAGGTTGCAAATGCGGAGATGTTCACGGCTTAGGGAAAAGTATTGCAGTCAAGAAAGCAACTGGCCAAGCGCTGCAGAGTAGAGGGCAAAGAATCTATTTATTGATGGTATTGCTGAAGTTCAGGACGTCGATAAGTTCTTCAATGAGGCGTAAGAGCGATTCCAGCATAGTGTTCGTCCGTTGATATTTTGTTGTGCAATTGGCCCCATCGAGCGAGTGCGTAGCACCCGTCCGGGTGGAGAGATTCTTGGTAAAAGCCTGGTGTTGCGATTGGTCATCCCATCTTGATCCGATCAAATTTCGGATCCCTCGCTAGGGGCCGCAATGGAAATGAGTCTCGGCATTCGCCGGTTATTTTGCTAACCCTGCAACCGTTCACACGCGACGTTCACAGATGGCTTGCAGTTTTAGATGTTTAACCACCTAATTTTTCTTGGAACAGATGAAGCACGGTAACGAGTTAACACTTGAGCGTTGTCCTCATTGCAGTGTTGCCCGGCCGCACATGTCTTGTATGTGGCGCAAGGCGACACAAAACTACCACGGTTTGAATCCGCGAGAGTGGGGCACTTATCATTGCGGTAGCTGTGGCGGGGTCATCCTTGCCGTAGCGCCCGCCGTACCAGGGGGGCATTATGATTTGTCTGCCATGTGGCCCGCACCAGAGGCTGTTGCACAAGAACTTCCTGAGCGTGCCGGTGCATATTTGTCGCAGGCGATTGCGAGTCTGCACGCGCCTGTCGGCGCAGTAGTGACCGCCGCGAGTGCTGTTGACGCTATGCTCAAGGCCAAGGATTACAGGGAGGGTTCGCTTTATGCCAGGATTGATAAAGCGGTGGCCGACCATGTGATAACGAGGGAAATGGGCGCCTGGGCGCACGAGATTCGGTTGGAGGCGAACGACCAAAGACACGCCGATGAAGAGGCACCTCTCCCTACGGGCGAGGACGCGGCGCGCGTAATTGAGTTTGCCAAGGCGTTGGGGCAATTCTTGTTCGTCCTTCCCGCGAGAGTGGCCCGTGGTCGTTTGGCAAAGAAGTCTTAACGGATAGTCGTTTCCGTTGAGGCCGTGCTTCTTGATGGTGGTCACGTCACTCGCCTTAAGGCTGGCCGCTGACGATGATCTGATTCACGCGCCGCTTAGGCATCGAGCGCAGGGTTGCATCGAGTGCGGCGCGCATTTCGTCATCGAGCGGGATATCGCGGAAGGTTGTGCTGACTATGCTGGAGGCGGCGAGCTGTTTGGATATCGCGTAGCTGATTGCGAAGGTGGTATCCATGTTGGCTCGTTCCTTCAGACTCGTGCCGGCTTGCAGTGGCTGACGGCCACGCAGCCGCGCTTGCCTTCCAGCCACACGACAGCGGTATGGCCGCTCAACACTTCGGCCTCGGACTTGGTCTTGAATGTCTGGGGCTCGGTCAGGCCGACGACATCGCTGTATTCCGCGCTGTCTCCCACCTTCACGCGAGCATTCCAGGCGTCAACCTCCTGCTGGGGGTTGGCTCTACATTTCATCGTGATTGCCTCTCGGGTGGCTTCGGAAAACGCTGACTCGCAGCGCTGGCCGAAACCCGCTTTTCAGCGGCTGGCTACACTCCCGCATGGAAGCAACTTTGGGGAGCGGATGTGTACTTAAGACTGATTTTTTCAACGGCAGTGGCGCTGGCTGCTACTTCGGCCGTTTTTGGCGCTTCGGTCAGCGCCGAGGACCGGAAGGCATGCTCGGTCACGTCCAGTCTGGGGAAAACTGTGATGCAGGCTCGTCAGGCTGGCATGCCTATGTCCGAGCTGATGGACGTCTTTTCCAGGCCCGGCAGGGCGGACGATGGAGAGTTCGGCAGATCATTGGTGGAATGGGCCTTCGAAGACCCCAGGTATTCCACTGAAGAAGCAAAAGAGCGAGCGGTTAGGGACTTTGAAAATGAGGTGTACCGGGCCTGCTACCAAAGGGCCAAGGAAAGGACCTCGCAGAAGTAAAGCTTGCCGGGGTTATCGTCGCCACGCCCGGCTGGGCGTTGCCTGGCTGTGGAAGCCCAAGCACACAGGGTCCGGGGGCGCGCTGGCGCCCGGCTGGTTGTCCTGTTTCGCCCGTCCTCCCTCGCGGGGGCGGGCGGCCTCGGTTGTTAAAGAGCGTTTCTCGCCTTCCCCATCCCGACTTTGTGGCGGTGACGTCTCCCGCTTGAGGCGATGCCCTGAGTGCTGGCTGCGGGTCCGTGGGGTCTTTCGAGCAGCTGAAGCTGCGTTAAGACAGATATTAGTAAACACTAAACTTATCGTCAAGTAAAAACTAAACTCGCCCGGCGAAAAAAAGCCACCCGAAGGTGGCTGTGCTGTTGAACTGTTGCTTGCTATGAGCGGGTCCATTGCCCCGATTCGCCGTCCCCGATGCGGGTTCCGGCCCAGACAATCTGGCCAAGCACCCGGACAAGCGCGCCATTTTCCAGCGGGATGTCGGGATAAGCAGGGTTGAACGAGCGTGCTACCCATCGCTTAGTTAATCTGTCCTTCGTCACGGTCTTCACGATCATCTTGCCGTCGTAGTTGATGGCGTACACGCCTCCCGACGCTACGTCCTGCAAGGTGAGGCTTTCGTTGGGCACGACTAGCAGGGCGGCGCCGTCACGAATGATCGGCTCCATGCTGTCTCCCTTCGCATACACGACGCGGGCCTTCCCAGCGCTTGCGCCCACTGACCGTAAGAAGGACCGCCGGAACTGGACGGTCCCGGTTTCTTCCTCGACTAGGTTCTCAATTCCCTCACCAGCCGCCAGACGCACGTCGGCCATCTCCGCGACCTTCTCGAACTTATCGTTAGCCGCGGGAGGATCCCCCGGTGCAACGTTTGCGATGACGCCTGTCCGGGTGCTGATTCGGATCTTGTTCTCTTGCTCGGTCTGAAGCGTGGTTTTCCCACCTTCCCACGGTGCAGGCGGCAGCCCGCCGATGCGCATGGGGAAGGCATCGTCAGCGGCGTCCATGTCGACCAAACCGCCTCGCACGGGAGTTCGGCCGGTGGAGGCGGGAGGCGGGGCCACAGTGATCCCCAGTTTCATCTGGGCGATAGCGAGAGAGATAGCACCTTCCAGCGCGCTCAGCTGGCTCGCCGGCAAGGCCCGCACATCCTCTTCTTTGATAGTCAGGAAAGGCCACGGGGAGGGCGGTACTGCCTCCGGTGTTTGGGGCGCGTCACCTGACGCGGCATCCAAAAACCCTTCGCCCATTCGGTAATCCCGCTCGAGCCTGCGCGCGGCGCGTTCCCCAATGGGGGCCGTGCCGGAGAGGACTTGCGAGAAGTAGCTCTTCTCCTTGCTCGGGGTCCCATTCTGTTGGACCCAGGCACGGAGGTTTGCCCGTCGAATTTCTTGGATGGTCATGGCGAAAGTTTATAGGACACTAAATTAGTAAACACTTGACCTTACGGTTTAGTTCTCACTAAACTCGCCGCATGGACCTGAAGACCTACATCAACAGCAGCCCGCGAGGCACAGCGGCGAGTTTGGCCAAGGCGATTGGCGTCTCGCCCTCTTACTTATCTCAGATGGCGTCCGGCCTGTCGCCTATATCCGCAGAGCGCTGCGTGGCGATTGAGCGGGAGACGTCGGGGGCAGTTCGGCGCAAAGACCTCATGCCAGATTGCTGGGACCGAATTTGGCCTGAACTCAAGGAGGTGTCGCATGTGTAGTGCTGACGCGGGCCAAGCGTCTGAAGTACCCCCCACCGCCCCCAATCCTACTGACAAGGTCCAGATCGGACCGCTTGACGTGTGAGAGTCGTTTTCCATGCAGCGCATCGTAAGGCCGCTGCTCAGCAATAGATACGTTCAGGAAATTCACATATGAACATCACCACTGCGGCCGATCTGACGGTGCATGACTACAAGGGCGGCAGCGAGGCTTTGGGGGCGGTTATCGGCATGTCGCCGGCCGTCCTTCGCAACAAGGTCAATCCCAACAACACCACGCATCACCTGACGCTGGCCGAAGCGGATCGCATCGTGCGGATGACGGGGGATGTGCGGATCCTGGCTGCATTCGCGCACGGCAACGGCTATCTGCTGGTCAAGGCGCCCGAGGCCTGCGGCGAGAGCGATATGTCGGTGTTGGAGCAGGTCGCGGCGCTGATGATCGCACATGGAAAGTTCGGGCATGAGGTTTACGACGCGCTCGCCGATGGCGGCGTTGATCGTGGCGAGGTCGCGCGAGTGAAGGCCGCCGGTCGGTCCGTAATGGAAGCCGTTATCGCCGTGGAAAGCCGTCTCGATGGGATGGCCGACAAATGATTCACCGAGGAACATCTGGTGTATCCGTGCGGCCGCGTGTGCCGTCCACGGAGCGCAAGGGGGCGGCGCTGTCGCGCGCGGCCGCGATGATGTGCAACAGCGCGAACTTCCAGCGTTGGGTTGTCGCCCGCGTGGGCGCCGCCCCCGAAGGCGTGAGCGCCAGTCAGCACGCGGCGCAGTTCGTCAGGGGCGCATGCGGGATCACAAGCCGGGCGCAGCTGGACCACAACGCCCAGGCGGCCAGTCTGTTCCATGAGGCCGTGCGCAAGCCGTTCCTGAAGTGGAGCGGCATCTATGGCTGACTGCCTGCATATGTTTCGCGGCTACCAGGTGCCACCTGAAACGGTGGAGCAGGTCCGTCAGGCAATCCTTGATACGCGGGGCCGTGTTGACGTGGCTGCATTGCGGGCCATCGTGCAGCCTGCCATGAAGGCCGTGGACCCGTGGTCCAGCACGTCCCGGGAAGTCGCTGCGGCATGCGCGGTCGATTCGATCGTTTTCGACGCAGCACGTGCCGGCCTGGTTAAGCGTCGCGTGAACGCGTGGAAGTTCCCCGCTTGGTATCGGGTCAAGAAGCAGACGGGGGCGGTATGTCGCTGACGCGCAAGGCCCCCCTGAAGCAAAAGACGCCGCTGAAGCGTGGTGCGCCGATGATGCGCGCAACGCCCATGCCGCCGCCACGTGCCGCCATGAAGGCGCGCAAGAAGGGCAAGAAGCCGCCCAAGACCGTGTATCGCAATCAGGCGCTGCTGGACCTTGCCAAGGGCGAGGAATGCTTGCTGCGCGTGCCCAGGTACTGCCAGGGCGGCACCGATACCACAGTGGCCTGCCATTCCAACCTGCTGCGCGACGGCAAGGGGAAGGGCATCAAGGCGCACGACTGGGCAATTGCGTTCGGCTGCGGCCCTTGCCACTGGTTCATAGACCAATCGCCAGCACCGCTGGCACAAAAGCTCACCTATTTCATCCCGGGCTTGCGCCTTACGCGCTTGCGAATCATCGCCATGGGCAAATGGCCCGAAGAGGCGGAGCGCGGGTATCAACTTTTGTATGGAGGTGCGCAATGAGCGCAAAGGTATTCGGCGCTGTGTTCGAGCGCTACCGCAACGGAGGGGGCGAGCTGCTGCTTGCTCTTGCCCTGGCGGACCACGCGCACGATGACGGGACGCACATTTTTCCCTACGTGGAGACCTTGGCCGTCAAGACCCGCCAGTCCGTCCGCGCGGTGCAGTATCAACTGAAGAGCATGCGCGAAGCCGGCTGGCTGATTGCTGTGAACTCTGGGAACGGTGGGCGCAGCCAAGCTTCGGAGTATCGGATTTCGCCGGAGTGGCTTGCCGGGGGAGAAGCAATTTCGCCTGCAAAGAAAGGCGAGAAAGGGGCAGACGAAAAAATTGCACCCTTTTCGGAGGGCACGGAAAAGGGTGCAAACGGGAGCACAAAGGGTGCAACTGACGGCGCAAAGGGTGCAAACGACGACGCAAAAGGGTGCAGTGGGTTGCACCCGCATATAACCGTCAAGAACCAAAAGAAGAACCGTAAAGAACCGTCACCCGCGCGCAAGGGCTTGTCGGGATTCGATCCGATGCGTGTGGAGTTGCCCGCCTGGTTGGATGCGGAATTGTGGGAGCGCTGGGTGCGCCACCGCGTGCAGTTGCGCAAACCACTGACCGAGGAAGCTGCACGGCAGCAGGTCAAGGACCTGGCGACCTTTCGCCAGCAGGGGCACACGCCCGCCGCAGTTATCGAAAACGCCATCGGCAAAAGCTGGCAAGGCCTGTTCGCCCCGAGTGGCACCGCAGCTGGGGGCGCGCAGCGTCCCGGCAAGTTCAACCCGACCGACTACGTAAATCGCAATCGCACCCAGGGAGGCTCCGACTATGACGACGGTCGCACAATCGACGAGTGAGCGAGTTGGCTGGGCCGTGCCGCTGGCGAAGCTGGAAGGCATTTCCCTCATCGACCACCTGTGGAATCGGCTCTCGGGCACGTACGGGGGGCGCTGGGTGAAGGACTTCCCGGACATGCAGAGCATCGAGAACTGGAAGGCGGCATGGGCCGAGGCGCTGGACGATGATCGCGTGACGCCGCAGGAAGTGGCCGAAGGGCTGCGCACCTGCCGCCGCATGTTCCCCGACTGGCCTCCCGCCGTTGGCGAGTTCATCCGGGCATGCCGTCCGGGTCTGATTCCTGAGAACGCCTTTCACGACGCCGTTGCTGGGATGACCGCGCGCCGTCGCGGCGAAATGGGGCAGTGGACTCATCCGGCGGTGTACTGGGCTGCTATCCGCGTTGGGTCGCACGACCTGCTGAATTGCGGTTACTCGGTCATGCAGTCCCGCTGGGAGCGGGCGCTTTCGGAGGAACTGAGCCGCAGCGATTGGGCTGCCATCCCCGCGCCGGCGGTCGCGTTGCCTGCTCCGGGCGCCACGCACGCCACGCCCGAAGAGGCAGCGAAGGCCCTGAAGGCAATGGGCGCGAGCGCAATCCTGAACGATTCTGGTCGCGATCCCCGCCGCTGGGCAAAGCGCATCCTGGCCGAAGCACAGCGGAAGGGCGGGCGGGTGCCATCCCTGGCGGTGCTGGGCATGGCACAGGCCGCAGTGGGCGCGCCGATCGACGCCGGGGGCGCGGCATGAGTGCGATGCAACGGAACAAGGGAGCGGCCTTTGAGCGCAAGGTTGCCAACCTGCTGACCGACGCGACCGGAACGATCTGGCGCCGTCGCGTGCGCAACCAGGCTGGTGACAGCGACGTGGTGGCCGATGAGCCAGCCTTTGCCGGGATCAGCATCGAATGCAAGCACGCGAATGTGCTGTGCCTGTCCGCTTGGTGGCGCCAGGCCGTGGAACAGGCGGGGCTGGCTGGAGTGCCGGTGCTGATCTACAGACAGACGGGGGCGCGCGGCGAGATGGTTATGGTCGACGCGCACGACGTGAACCCGAAGATTTTTCCCGTCCGGGGGCGGCACACCGTCACCCTGGGATGGGAAGCAGCTATGCAATGGATGCGGGAAATGCTGCCCGCGAAAGTGACTTATTCCCCTGGGATTATCTGATGACTACCTTGACACTCTCCCGCGTGCCTTCCACGCCTATCGTTGAAGAGCAGTCGGGCCGGCTGTTCAAAACTGCGCATGCGGCGCTGACGTTCGCCTACAACCACACGGATCAGGTGTACGACAAGCCCATGATGGCGCGTATGGCCGAGACGCTGGCTGGCACGTCTGGCAAAGGGTTGGGCGGCACCGACGGCGCCGGACAGGCGGCATACATCTTCAGTGCTTTGGAGCAACTGCCCCGCCTCTACCGTGCAATTCTCGTTGCACGATTCGCGCCCCGGTCGGACCGCTGCAAGTGCTGCCAGGGCACGGTAGACCGGCATGAATGGCTGGCAGCGGTGCGCGAGATTTCCGACGCGGCAGCGTGCGAGGCCCTGTCGGCGCACCCTACGCCGCGAGTCCTTCGAGACGCCATCGTGGCGCGCTATTTCGGCAAGGAGGTAAAGCTGTCGGAAGCGGCGGAGCGTGCAAACGTGAGCGCAGCGACGGCCACGAATCACAACGGCAAGATCAAGCTCTGGCTGTATGGCACGCGGACAACGAAACAGAAGGGGGGCGAGCGTGGGGCGGGACAGAAGGGCGCCGAAGCGCTAGCGATGGAATATGCGGCGGATCTGCTCTCGGCGAAAGGATTGTGCGACTGACGGCTCTTGTGGGATTAAATATTTTCTGCTAAAGTTCGACCTGTTTAGTCAATTTGAATAAGTGCGCCCAAACGCCCGTGTGCAAATGCAGCGGGCGTTTTTTATTGCGAATAGACGGTTTTGGTTTCATTCCGATATGATCCTTCCAACTTGGAGGCATCAATGTCGGCCGTATCCCACGTCGGACTTGTCAAAAATCCGCTCACCATTATCGCGATGTTTGCGGTCATCGCCGAAGTCAGCGGCGCTGTTGTGTTGCCTTTCCTCTCAGAGAGAGTGCAGGCGACCTATGTGTGGTTTTTGATGTTGTTCCCATTTCTCTTAGTAGTTCTTTTTTTTGTCACGCTTTGGGCGCAGCGGGATGCGCTCTACGGGCCATCCGATTTCCGTGATGAAAAGCACTTCATGGATGCACTGATGAGGAAGGCGACTCCGAGCGAGGTAGCTTATAAGTTTGCCGTCGACACGGCCAACGAGTTGCGGGATGGGCTTGAGGCCGCCGCCTCGTCAGCTGTTGTGCATCAACCTAACGAAGGTGACGTCCCAGCCGGATCGGCTATCGAACCGAACACGCCGGGGGCGCGAACTGCAGGGGAGGATCGGAATGAGATTCCCGCTGGCACCGGTCAGCCGAGCTCCATCGAGCCGCAAAAATCCCCAGAGGTTCTGGTCGAAAATGCCCCCAACGTGGTCTCGGCCATCCGCGGAAGGCGACTTGCGGGGATGATGAAAAGGCGTGAGTTCATGAAGAGCATGGCGCTTAAAGAGGTGACCGGCCGGTTTAAGCAGGTTCATTTCGACATGAAGGTGGGTGATCTCGTCGTTGATGCCGTCGCCCTTTCGAGAGAGGCCGTTTCCTTAGTCGAAACCCACTACGTTGGGAGCGCAGCAGCGATTGGGCCCGCCCTAGACGATTTGGTCTCCGTGGTAAACGCGGCGAGAGAGTTTTTGGCATCGGCCGATGACACAGCGCCGCTGAGGGTGTTTTTTGCGCTTTATTCAGAGTACGACCAACCTCTGGAAGAGGTCGCCAGCGAAGTAAGACGTTTCGTCCAGACGCGAGATTTCTCTCCGATTAACGTCCAGGTTCTGACCACTAGGATCAACAAGCTAGCTTTGGCGACGTTAATTACTTAAAAATTACTCATCTAATGGTTGAGGCCACCAAAGCCTTTGACCTTTAGCGAAAAAGCCCCGATACGGATTCTCCGGTCGGGGCTTTTGCATTGATGCAATAGAAGACGGCGACAACGAGAGAATCGCGAGTTCCCTCATTGACAGCCGAAACACGGAGTGACCCGTGATCGACCCGAGGCCGTCCCACCTGTACAGGCGGGGGCCAGTTTACATGGACGCTCACAAGTGGCAAAACCGATCATTCCCCGGCTGGGGGGCAAGCGCCGTCTGGCCGACAAGATTCTTCCCCATTTCCCCAAGCATACGTGCTACGTGGAACCCTTCGCCGGGGGCGCGGCGCTATTGTTCGCGCGGCCGGAACCGGCCAAGGTGGAGGTGTTGAACGACATCAACGGCGACCTGGTGAACCTGTACCGCGTGGTGCAGCATCACTTGGAAGAGTTCGTGCGTCAGTTCAAATGGGCGCTAACTAGCCGCCAAATGTTCAAGTGGCAGAAGGAAGCGCGCCCGGAGACACTGACCGATATTCAGCGCGCTGCACGGTTCTACTACCTGATGCAGAACTGCTTCAGCGGCAAGCTGGAGGGCATGACGTTCGGCACCGCTACAACAGCGCCGCCGGGCCTGAACCTGCTGCGATTGGAAGAGACGCTCTCTGCCGCGCACCTGCGGCTGGCGCGGGCCTACCTTGAGCATCTGTCCTGGCGGGACTGCGTGAAGCGCTACGACCGACCGCACACCCTGTTCTACATGGATCCGCCGTATTGGGGCACCGCAGGCTACGGCGTCGAGTTCGGTCTTGATGAGTACGTGGCGATGGCTGAGGCGATGCGTACGATGAAAGGCCGCGCCCTCGTTAGCGTGAACGACAACCCGAAGATGCGCGAAGTTTTCGCAGGGTTTCCCATGCGGGTGCTGGATATCCGGTACATCGTCGCCGGCGGCGCAGGCGTGCCGCGTACTGAGCTGCTGATTCAGAGCTGGCCGACGGATTCTCAGCCGTCGACCTGATCAAACTGGAGGCCAAGCGCGGCGGCGATGCGCTCACGCGTAGCCTTACGCGGGCGGGCATCGTTCGCTTCCATGGCTGCATAGCTGGGCTGGCGAATGTCCAGGCGCGCCGCCATTTCCATCTGGGTCACGCCCAGGTACTCGCGCCAGGCGCGGATGAGACTCCAATCGTTTTCGGTCATCAGCAAGACGACCTCATGCGGAATGGTCCCATCGGCGGGAATGCGAGTGTCGGGGCGTGCGGGGGCGACGTACGTACGGGTCAGCTCGACGTATTCAGCGTAGGGCAGCACGACGAAGGCCGGCTTGCCGTCGGCCTCCACAATGGTGGGATGCAGATTCATGGCTGGTTCCTCTCAGTAGGTGTTGCTGTCGCGCTTCTTCACTTCTTGGATTTCTACGATGCGGATGACGGTATCAGCATCGAACAGGACTCGGTAGTTGCCAACCCGGAGGCGGTAGCCGTATTCGTGATTCGTCAGGGCCTTCACATTCTGGGCATTCGGCAGATCAGCCAGGGCGGTGACAGCGGTGGCGATGCGGTTGCGGTCTTGGCCGTCAACCTTCGCCAGTTGCTTCACCGCCTTCTTGTTCCAGTTGATCTTGAACATCCCGCTCTCCGTTTGGTATGAAAGCATTATAGCTAAAGCTATATAGTTTTGCAATGAATTTATAGGTTTTCAGCCGCTCTTTCGCTATCAAGGGTCTGCACGCTGGGCATGGCGTGCGGGGATTCGGTCATCGCCGCCGGGCGGTGTGCAGTAGGTAGCACCCGGCACCCAATCAACTAGAGGCCACGTGCAATGAACATCAAAACCACGAAGCTGGATCGAGACGTTCACCAGACGACGGTGGACCAGGATGTCGCTCTGCGCATCGTCGCGGAACGCGTGGCGGAAAAGCTCGGGCTGAGCCTTGACTCTCCCGGCGTTTCGTTCCATGCCCGCGTGGATACGCGCGACACCAGCACTGGATTTCGGAAGGACGTGTTTGTCGAGATTGTCGATGACCGCGCGGCCAAAGTGACGGCGGCATAGGAATGGCAAAGCTCAAGACACTCAAGCCCCCCATTGCGATGGCTGGATCAAGGTTGGCCGCTGCGCCTACGCCCAGCACCAAGCGCATGGCGGGCCGCAAGCTGCAAGACCGCCGGTTACGTGTCTGGTCTGCCGATCCGCACTGCGCCCACTGCGGCGCGCTGACCGTGTACCCCGATGGGTTGGAGCTGGACCACAAGGTCAGCCTGAACGATGGCGGTGCGGATACCGACGAGAACTCGCAGGTGCTGTGCGTCTCGCGCGATGCGCACGGTCGCAAGGTCGGTTGCCACGACGCCAAGACGCGCCAGGACATGGGGTACAGGAGCCGCACGTAATGGCACAGATCACGGTCAAGCTTTCCTTTCGCGTCGCGTGGTGGGTGCGCTGGTACCTGGCGGGCGTCGCCATCGCGGCACGGCTGACTGGCGCAACCCCGGACATGACGAAGGTGGGACGGTGGATCAGGCGCGGCCTGTCCGTCCATGCCAGCAGGACGCCGTAGAGCGCCGCGGCATAGAGGCTGGGTCTGTGCGACTCGCCCGGCTATCGTCGCGCCCTGCAGGGCCTCTGCGCGGTTCCCTGCGCCATCGGCAGAGGGGAGGCGGACGGCGGTCAGGCGGCAGGCAGGGGGGGGGCGGGTCGAAAGTCTAGGGTGGCTCGACACTGGAAACCACCTGTTCCCTCACGCGCAGAAAATTTTCCCTTAACCGGATTTGTTAACCGAGATTGTTAATGGCATTAACCGACAAAAAGCGCCGCTTTGTGCAGGCGTTGCAGTCGGGCCTGTCCGGTGCGAAAGCCGCTATCCATGCGGGCTACAGCGAAAAAGGGGCGGCCGTTGCAGCGTCCCGCCTGATGAAAGACAAGGACGTCCAGGAAGCCCTGGGCCGTGTTAACCAGGTTAACAAACTGAAGGAAGAGGCCGCAGCTGCTGGAAAGCCGGTTTCACTGCCAGATCTGGGCAAGCTGTATTCGGATCCGTTGGACTTTCTGAAGGCGGTTGCAAACGACCCCGGTCAGGATATGAAGCTACGGGTGGATGCGGCAAAAGCCTGGGTTCCCTACGTCCATGGAAAGATCGGGGAACAGGGCAAGAAGGACGCCAAGAAGAAGGCGGCGGGCGAGGCCGTTGCCGGGGGCAAGTTCGGCGCCCCGCCGCGACCGCCGGTTCTACGCGTTGTCGGGAAGAGCTAAGCCATGGCCTGGACAACTGCGTGCCCAGATTGGGCGGATCGGCTGCGGGCGCGCAAGTCGATTATTCCGCCGCCGATTTTCCCAGACCAGGCCGAATATGCGTTGGGCATCTTCAAGCAGTTGAAGGTGGTTGACTTGCCGCAGCTCTACGACGAGGCCGTCGGTGAATACCGGCATCAGACGTTTGGCGAATGCTCTGAGGAATGGGTGTTCGACTTCGTCCGCGCCATCTTTGGCGGCTATGAGGCCGACACGGGTAAGCAGCTGATCCGTGAGTATGGCTTGCTCATCAGCAAAAAGAACACGAAATCAACGATCGCCGCGGGCATCATGCTGACGGCGGTCATCATCTGCTGGCGCCAGGAAGAGGAACACCTGATCCTGGCACCTACAAAGGAAGTCGCAGATAACAGCTTCAAGCCTGCCGCGGCGATGGTTCGGGCCGATGAGGAGCTATCGGACATGTTCCACGTCCAGGACCATGTGCGCACCATTACGCATCGGGCGACTCGCAACAGCCTGAAGGTGGTTGCAGCGGACACCGACACCGTATCGGGAAAGAAGTCAGGCCGCATTCTCGTCGACGAGCTGTGGCTATTTGGAAAGCGGGCAAACGCGGTAGCGATGTTCCTTGAGGCGCTGGGCGGCCAGATATCGCGTGATGAAGGATGGGTCATCTACCTGACCACGCAAAGCGATGAGCCGCCGGCGGGTGTGTTCAAGGAAAAGCTCTCCTACTGGCGCGACGTGCGCGACGGCCGCGTAATCGACCCGAAGACGCTGGGCATCCTTTATGAGTTTCCGGACGATATGGTCGAGGCAAAAGCCTATCTCGACCCGTCGAACTTCTACATCACCAATCCCAATCTCGGCCGGTCAGTCAGCGCTGAGTGGTTAGGAGATCAGCTCAGGCTACTGCAGGCCAGAACGGACGGAGCATTCCAGCAGTTCCTGGCCAAGCACCTGAATGTCGAAATCGGGCTCAACCTTCGTTCCGACCGTTGGGCAGGTGCTGACCACTGGCAGGCTCAAGCCGACGTATCTCTGCGCCGCTTGGAGGACTTCTTACGGCGGGTGGAAGTGGTGACCGGCGGCATCGACGGCGGCGGCCTGGACGACCTGTTGGGGCTGGGCCTGGTTGGCAGGGAAGTTGGCACCGGGCGGTGGCTCCACTGGGGGCGGGCGTGGGCGCACCCCTCCGTGCTTGAGCGTCGGAAAGAAATTGCACCTCGCCTACGCGACTTTGAACAAGAAGGCGACCTAGTCATCGTCCAAAAGATCGGGGACGACGTAGCCGATCTGGCCCGAATTGTCCGGCGAGTTTTCGACGCAGGGTTGTTTCCTGAAAAGGAGGGCGTCGGCACTGACCCTAGCGGCATCACATTCGCCGAGGCATTTGCTGAGGCTGAAATCCCCGAGGAACTGCTTGTCGGCGTATCGCAGGGTTGGCGGCTTGGCGGCACGATCAAGACCGTGGAGCGAAAGCTCGCCGAAGGCACATTTTTGCATGGGGGGCGGCCAATGATGGCGTGGTCGGTGGGCAATGCGCGCATCGAGCAGCGTGCGAATTCGATCCTCATCACCAAGCAGGCCAGTGGTTCCGCAAAGATTGACCCGCTCATGGCCCTCCTCGATGCAGCGCAACTCATGGCGCTCAACCCGTTGGCCGGGCCGAAGAAAATTCAACAGGGATTCGTGGTGATGTGATGGGACTACTTTCCATATTTTTCGGCTCGGACGGCCAGGCGGCACCGCCAGAAAGCCGGCAAGAGCCAGCAATAGGCAATATTGCCGACGGCGAGACGGTCTCATCGTCCGACATCCGCATGTTTCAAATCTTCGGCGACCCTCGGACGGCAGCCGGGGCGGTGGTCAATGAGCAGACCGCTATGCGGGTGTCGGCGGTCTACGCCTGCGTTTCGCTGATCGCGGGATCTATCGCACAGTTGCCGCTACCCGTCTTTGAGCGCGTGGGCGGGGCGCGACAACAGGTGGACCACCCGTACTGGTGGACGCTAAACGAACAGTTCTGCCCTACGTGGGTAGCGTCCGCGGCGTGGGAATTCCTGATCACGCAGATGCTGCTACGCGGCGATGGCATTGCATATATCGTTCGCACCCGCGCCGGCGCGATGACAAATCTGATTCCCTGGCCGCGTTCCCGTGTGGAGATCCGTGAACAGGGGCGCGAAAGCCCTCGCGAGCTTCGGCGGTTGCAATACACGTTCTATGACGATAAGGGATTCTTCACGGTCGATCAGGATGACGTGATCCACATTCCCGGCTTCGGGTTCAACGGCATCAGTTCGATGTCAGTGATTCAGTGGGGGGCGCGCAACGGCATTGGTATCGCCATTCAGGGCGACGAACATGCCGGGAAGTTTTTTAGCGAAGGCGGCAAGCCCGAGGTGGCGATCAAGGCGCCGGCTGCGATGTCCCCGGACATGCAAGAGGATTTTCGCGCGGCTTGGGTTGCCAAGTATGGCGGCATCCAGGGAAACCGCCGTATTCCTTTGATTCTGACCGAAGGGTTGGATGTCAAGGAACTCACCATGTCAGCGGTGGACCAGCAGTTGCTGGAATCCCGTCAATGGCAGGTGATCGACATTGCGCGAGCCTTCGGCGTGCCGCCGCACATGATTGGCGAGATGACGAAGTCCAGCAGTTGGGGCAGCGGTATCGAGCAGATGGGTATCGGCTTTGTGAAATACACGCTGGCTCCGCACTTGAAGCGGATGAAGGGCGAATTGAACCGAAAACTGTTCCGCACCGCCCGATACTTCACCGAGCACAACACGGATGGGCTCATGGCGGGTGATTCCAAGGCTCAGGCCGAGTACTTCGCTAAGGCGCTGGGCGGTCCTGGCACGCAGGGCTGGATGAGCGTGGACGAAGTGCGCCGCGTAAAGAACCTCCAACCGTTGGGCGGCGATTTCGACCGACCGACGCTGGCCGGCGCGCAAGCACAACCCGATACCCAGGACGATAACGAGCAAGACAGGGAAACCGAGAATGAAACTTCCGAAACTGCTTCAGCTGGCGCGTGATAACGCCGCCGGGTCGAAGCCGTTGCGCGCTGAGGCGGGCGACGGCGAACACACGATCTACCTGCATGGCGTGATCGGCGGCTGGTGGGGAGATATCGACGCGACTGAGTTTGCCAAGGCGCTCGCGGGCGTCAAGGCCGACACCATCCATCTGCGTATCAACTCCCCGGGGGGCGATGTGTTCGACGCCCGAGCGATGATGACGGCCATCCGTCAGCATTCGGCGAAGGTGGTTGCCCATGTGGACGGCTTGGCAGCTTCCGCGGCGACCGACGTTTGCATGGCCTGCGACGAGGTAGAGATCTCGCAGGGGGCGTTCTTCATGATCCATAACGCATGGACGGTTGCCATCGGGAACAAGGCGGACATGCGGGAAACGGCTGACTTGCTGGAAAAAGTGGACGGCTCGATCACCGCCGACTACGTGGCTCGGTCCGGGCAGACGGTAGATCAAATTAAGACCTGGATGGATGCAGAGACCTGGTTCAGCGCCGACGAAGCGCTGGAGCATGGCTTTGTCGATCGCATTGTTGACGCCGCTGCGAAGAAGCCGACCACCTCCAACGCGTGGAATCTGGGGGCCTACCAGAACGCGCCCAAGGCGCTGATCGAGCCGAAATCTCCCGTTGTGGACGATGCCCAGGTCAAAGCCATGCGAAATGATCTTGAACGGCGGTTTTCGCTGATCGAGGCCACCCCTGCATAAGCGGCTCCCGCACGCAGGACAACCCACCGCCTTCGGGCGGTTTTTTTTCGACTGAAGGAACCTAAGATATGGCTTTCAATCTTCAAGCCGAGCGGGAGCGCCGCAACGCGCTGGCCAAGGAAACCCGCGCCCTGCTGGACAATAACCCCGGCGCCAACTGGAACGCCGATCATCAGAAGAAGTACGACGACAACACGGCGGAAATCGAGCGAATCGACGCCTCCATCGCGCGCCATCAGAAGATGATGGATCTGACGGCCGAAAGCGATCTGCATGACGCCGGCGTGCGTGAGCATGATGTTCGCCCCGGTGCCAAGGGCGCCCGCCCGGCCGATGTTGCTCTGTTCGATAAGTGGTGCCGTGGTGGTGACAATGCCCTGAGCGCCGAAGACTGGAACCACATCCGTGGTGCCATGAGCGGCAATCCGGCGGTGAATCCGGAGCAAGGTGGCTACACGGTGCCCACCACGGTGGCCAGTTCGATCCTGGACGCGCTGAAGTCATTCGGCGGCATGCGACAGGTTGCGGACATCATCCGCACTGCCGGTGGCGAGCCCATGCAGTACCCCACCAGCGACGGCACGAACGAAGAAGGCGAGATCGTTGCCGAAAATCAATTGGCGTCCGACCAGGACGTAAGCTTCGGTACCAAGGGCCTGCAGGTCTACAAGTTCAGCTCCAAGGTTGTGACCGTGCCCTGGGAACTGCTGCAAGACAGCTCGTCCGACATCGAGGGCTTCATCACCCAGCGCCTCAATACCCGCCTCGGCCGCGTCACCAATCGCCACTACACGGTCGGAGCCGGAACGTCCGGTCCCATGGGCGTTGTTACCGCCGCGGGCGTCGGCAAGATCGGCGCCGTCTCGGCCATTCCCGCGATCACCTACGACGATCTGGTGGACATCGAGCACAGCGTCGACCCGGCATACCGCCTGGGCGCAAAGTGGATGTTCCACGACGACATGCTGAAGATGGTTCGCAAGATCAAAGACGATCAGGGCCGTCCGATCTTCGTGCCGGGCTACGAGCAGGGCAACCCCGGCGGCGCGCCTGATCGCTTGCTGAATCGCGACATCCAGATCAACCAGCACATGCCGGTGCCGGCCGCCGCGGCGAAGTCCATCGCCTTCGGCGACTTCAGCCTGTACAAAATCCGCGACGTGATGGCGATCACTCTCTTCCGCTTTAACGACTCAGCCTACGTGAAGAAGGGCCAGGTCGGCTTCCTGGCCTGGATGCGATCGGGTGGCAACCTGATCGACGTTGGTGGCGCTGTGAAGCTGTTCCAGCACGGCGTCGCCGCATAAGCGGCCTCTGTAATCGCGGGCCGGCGGGCCAATCCTGCCGGCCTTCTCTTTCAAGGAAGAAACCATGGCACGAAAAACGACAGCCCAGGCCGCGCCGAGTGGCGATCCGCTTGCCCCGTCGGCTTTGTCCGACCTGGCGGTCGCAACGTCACCCGCTGACGCTGCGCCTGCGGTTGGTGAGGTCGGTGCCGCAGAACCCGCGGCGACACCGCCGGGTCCACCCGATACGGCGGCACCGGCTCCCGAGCCGGATGCCCGCGAATGGGTGAAGGCTCTGGTGTTGCATGACAGCATCTATGGCAAGTGCGGCGAAGTGCGCGAGTTCGAAGCCGAACAGGTGCCCGCCCTGAAAGGCGCTGGCTACATCGACCCCCACCCGAAAGCGGTTGAATCGGCAGGAGGCTGACCATGCTGCGCCTGATCACTGCCGCGACCGCGGAACCCGTCAGCGTGGCGCAGGCTAAGCGCATCCTTCACATAGACCACGACGCGTTGGACGATGACCTTCCCAACGTTATCTCCGCGGCGCGCGAATTGGTCGAGCGCAGGACAGGCCTTGCACTGGCTGAGGCGTCGTATGAATGGACGCCGGTAGGTGGCCGTCACTCCCCTCTACCGATCTGGCCCGGAGAGACGACAAGTGAGCCGGGCGCATTCCCGATCCTGTTCACCACCGAGCCAGGGCCGGTGCCGGAGCCGCTGAAGCTCGCAATTATCATGCTGGTGGGAGACATGCTCGAAAACCCTGAGGCAGCGGGCGAAAAGGTTCTTCACCAGAACCCTGGATTCGCGCGCTTGGTCTTTCCGTATACCCGGGTGCTCCCATGACGGCCCGAGCGCGGAATCGTCGCATTCTTGTGCAGCGCCGCTCCGGCGCGGTCGATGAGGCCGGCCAGCCTCTTGATGAATGGGTGGATGTCGGCCCCCTCTGGGCCGGCATTGCGAACGAGACGGGCCTGGGGGCGATTCGGTCAAGCCTGCAGGGCAATGTCGCGCAATCCATCGCACGTTACAGCTTTCTGGTTAGCTTCGAGGCCGCCAGGGCGCTGAGTATTGACGAGGGAATGCGCGTACTCCACGACGGCGAGATCTTCGAGGTCAAGGGCATCACCCGGGATTTCAAGGATCGCAAGAGCGCTTTCGTGATCTGCGAGCAAGGGGGCAACGATGGCTAAGGGGCTGCAGGCGACGTTTAACACCTCCGGCTGGTCTGCGGGCCTTGATCGTTTGCTGGGTCCCGCACGGGTCAGCCTGGCGCGCTCCATGGCCGTTGCTGGCGGCGAGGTGCTGCGGGATGAAGCTAAAGCGCGGGTGAACACGCACAACGGCGTTCTGGGCGCCGCCATCTACCTTGCCTTCCGGGAGCGGTACTCGACAGAGCAGGAGGTCCAGTACGCCGTCACCTGGAACAAGCGCAAGGCGCCGCACGGGCACCTGGTCGAGTTCGGGCACTGGCAGATCTATGCCGTGGTCCGCAAGCCGGACGGCAGTTATGTCACGGACAAGCGTCGCAGGCTGGCGGCGCCGAACTGGGTGCCCGCCTATCCGTTCCTTCGGCCGGCTTACGAGGCCGCATCTTCTCGCGCACAGGCGGCAATGATTCAGCGCGGCCGGCAACGGTTGCCGGAGCTTCTGGCAGGACAGGAGGTACGCGATGTCACTTGAAGCCCAATTGCTCGCAGTGTTGGGGCCGCTGGTCGGCGGGCGTGCCTATCCTGATGCTACCCCGGACAAGCCTGTATTTCCGTTGATCGTTTACCAGGGCGCTGGCGGGCAAGAGCAGTGGTATGTGGAGCGCAAACGGCGCGAGAAGCGGCATCAGCGCGTGCAGGTTTTCGTGTGGGCCGCCACGCGGGCGCAGGCGAGCGACATTGCTGAACAGATCGGCACCGCCTTGTGCGAAAGCGACTTTCCCGCTGTCGAGCCCTACGGCTCGCCCACCAGCCTCCACGAAGAGGCAATCAAGAAGTACGGCACCCGCCAAGACTTCGGTATCTGGTTCCTTCCCTCCTGAATTTTCCCTGCTTCTACATCGAACCCGGCCTCGCGCCGGGTTTTTCAATTGAGGAACACAAATGGCTTCCATCTTCATCAACGGGTCGCAATTCCGGGTTTCGAAAACGATTGCCCTGGCTGTGGCGATTTCTTCGATTGCGAACGGCGTCGATCCGCTCGCGTCTACGGTCACCCCGCCGGAGGACGGCGACATTCTGGTCATCGATTCCGGCTGGGCCGCCTTGACCGAGGCTGTATACCGCGCCACTGGCGCCACCGCGGGCGGCTTCAAGCTGGAGGGGGCGGACACAACGGACCTGCGGTTGCATCCCGCAGGTAGCGGGGCGGGCGCTTACCAGCCGGTCACCGATTGGTTCAGCCTGGATCAGATCACGGACGTGCAGATCACCGGTGGTGAGCAGCAATACCACCAGTTCCAGTACGTCGAGGACCCGAGCGCAAAGCAACGGCAGAAGCCGACGGTCAAGAGCCCGACGGTGCTTACCTACACGCTCGACTACGACCTCAACAAGGCGTGGTATGCGGCGCTGGTCAAGGCGGACCGCTTGCGCATCCCGGTTGTCCTCGAAACGAAGTATCCGGATGGCGCTATCACGTACTACTACGGCTATCCGTCCTTCAACAAGAATCCGACCGGCGGCCAAAACGTGAACTTGCAGAACACGTTCACTTTGTCGCTCCTCGCGGATCCCGTGACCTACGAGGGCGCGTAATGACGTTCCAGATCAAAGCCAACCCCACCATTCCGGCGACGATCACCATCGTCGGCCAGGGCCGAGAGCAAGCTCTGAATGTGGTTTATCGCCACATGACCGGCTCGGAGTACGAAGCGCTGATGAAGCAGCTTCACGAAGGTGAAATCACCATCGCTGATCTGCTGGTGGCCCTGCTCGATTCCTGGGACGCGGATCAGCCCGTCGGCAAGGAAGCAATTGACCTTTTGCGTGAGCACCAGCCGGGGGCGGATCTGGCTATCGCCAGCGCATACAACGAAGCAATCAACGTCGAACGAAAAAAAGCCTGACGCGGGCGGTGGCGGCGTTCCTTTGGGAGCCGCCATCGGCCGCGACATTGGCAAAGGCGGGGTTGAAGCTTCGGTACTTCGCCCGGCCCTCAGTCGAGCTATGGGCCGAGCATGTGCCTGCGTTCGCCCTGTTCACCAGGAACTACACGCAGTGGCGCGTAGGGGCTGGAGGGCCGATAGGTCTGGATTACGGGGTGCTGTACCACGACCTGGACCGCCGAGAAATTCCGAGGGCGGAGCAGCAGGAAATCATGGCCGTTCTCCGGATCATCGAGCGGGCTGCCCTGGAAATATTCCATAAGAGTTGAAAATGGCACAGGAAAGCATTGGCACCGCGCGGCTAGATATCGTCGTCGATACCTCGCAGTTTGACGCCGCGATTGCTTCGGCCAAGCGCGGAACGAGCGACATGTCTCAGTCTGCGCAGGCGGACTACACGAAGCTGGCAGCTGCTGAGCGTCGACGTGTTGATGCACTGGTGAGGCAGGCCGACACCATTGGCATGACGCGAAAGGAGCAGATCCTTTACAACGCTTCCCTGCGCGGAGTGCCAACGTCGATCCTGGATGAACTGAAGACTAAGCTTTCCGCAACGGGGGCCGCGGCGGCTGGCGCCACTAAGCAGATGAACCAGTACGGGGTGAGCGCCGCACAGCAGGCAGCCGCGCTTCGCGGCGTGCCGGCGCAGCTTACGGACATCGTGGTTTCGTTGCAGGGCGGCCAGCAGCCCCTTACGGTGTTGCTGCAGCAGGGCGGTCAGTTGAAAGATATGTTCGGCGGCATCGTGCCGGCGGCGCGTGCGCTCGGCAGCACGATTCTGGGATTAGTGAATCCCTGGACCGTCGCCGCAGCGGCGGTTGCCGTCTTTTCAACTGCGCTGGTGTCGGGCACGGGCGAACTGCCGGAATTCACCAAAACGCTGATTCTGAGTGGCAATGCGGCTGGACAGACTGCCGCAGGCATGTCGAACTTGGCTACGCGCATTGCCGACGTGGCAGGGGCTCGCGGGAAAGCCGTCGAAGCGCTCAACCTGATCGCGGCTTCGGGCAAGATTGCCGGGCAGAACTTTGCGCTGGTCGGAGAAGCGGCGGTTGCGTCGAACCGCGCCACCGGCAAGGCCATTGCCGACACGGTGCAAGAATTCGAAACGCTGCGCGGTAAGCCGGCGGAGGCCATCGCCGCGCTGAACGAGCAGCAGCATTTCCTGACGCTGGAGAGCTATCAGCAGGTCGCAAGCCTGGAACGGCAGGGGCGCAGCCAAGAAGCGGCTGCGCTGGCGCAGCGCACCTATGCGGACGCCGTGAAACAGCAAGCCGCGGAAGTTCGGGAGAACCTGGGGACGCTGGAGACGGCGTGGGATGCGGTCAAGCAAGGCGCCAGCAGCGCCTGGGAGGCGATGAAAAGCCTGGGGCGTGCCCCCAGCTTTGACGACCTCACCAACAAGCTGCGCGCCGTCAATGCCGAACTGGTCCAGATGCGGGCGAATGCGACTCCGCAGACGGACGAATCGCAAGCGTTCTTCGGAGACGGCGGACGCGGAGGGCGCCGGCGCGCCCGCCCGCTGGAGCAAGAGAGCCGCCGCCTGACCGCCGAAGCGGCAATGCTTCAGCAGCAGGCCGATGAGGCGGCGATTGTGGGCCTGCAGAAGCGCCAGGAGGCCGAGAAGATCGCCGCTGCGGCCCGCCTATCGTCTCTCGCGAAGGAGACCGAGACCAACCGGCAAAAGCGCGAACGCGAGATTGCCCAGGTCAAGAAGGACGCCGATATCACTGGGGCGTCCCTTGAGACGCAGAAGAAGCTGATCGACCAGATCAACGACAAGTACAAGGACCCGGCGGTTAAGGCGTACACGGAAGACGCGGCAACCAGGCTCCTGCAGCAGTATCGCGAGGCGGGTGCCTCCCTTCAGGCTCAGATCAGCAGCGAAAGCAAGCTGGCCACCTGGGGACAGAAGCGCGCCGAGTTCGAACAGCAGATCGCGGACATCAAGGACAAGAGGGTCCTGACGGCGGATCAAAAGAGTCTGCTCGCTCAGCAAGACCTGTTGCGCCGCCAGCTTGATCTGAATGTGGCCGCAGAGAAAGAGCTACGGGCCAAGCAGGAGACTGCCAAGGTCGAAGCCCTGCGCGCCAGCCTGGCCGCGACTCGGGATCTGGAGCAGCAGCAGTATGCAGACCAGGTGGCCGGCGTGGGGCTGGGTGACCGCGCGCAGGAGGAGCTTCGCGCACGTCAGGCGATCTTGCGGGACTACCAGCGCCAGCAGGCGCAGTTCGACCGCTCGATGGCGTCGGGCCAGGTATCACAGGAGACCTACCGGAGCGAGACAGCGCTCCTCAAGGAACACTTGGATCTGCGCCTGTCGATGCAGCAGCAGTACTTCGACCAGGTGCGTGAGGCGCAGGGCAACTGGAAGAACGGCGCCACTTCTGCACTCGAGAACTACCAGGATCTGGCGGCCAACGTCGCTGCGCAGACGAAGTCGCTGTTGTCCAACGCATTCCAAGGCATGGAGGACGCAATCGTCCGTTTCGTGACGACCGGGAAGCTGTCGTTCAAGGACTTCGCCACTTCCGTAGTTGCTGACTTGACCAGGATTGCGGCGCGCCAGGCGATGGTCGGGATGGTAGGCAACTTTGCCGGATTGCTTGCTGGTGCCGCGACCAGTGGCATATCTGCCGGTGCAAGCTACCAGGGCACCGGGATGGCGGCCTTAGGCAACACGGACGGCATGACGGGCTGGAACCTGTCGGGTGGTCGTGCCTCTGGTGGTCCCACAGCAGCAAATTCGCTCTACCGCGTCAGGGAGTTGGGTCCCGAGTTGTACACGGAAGGGGGCCAAACCTATCTGATGAGCGGAGAGAACGGCGGCTATGTCACCCCACTGAAGAACAGCGTGACTGGCGGCGCCGTGGGGAGTGGGGCCAGTTACCAGATCACCAACCAGGTGATTTTCAACGACTCGGGCCGCGAAACCCGACAGACGGGCCAAGACGACGAAATGGGGCGGGAGATGCTTAGGCAGATGGAGGCGGTGGCGCAACGCGTTGTCGACCGTTCCTATCGCCAGGGCGGAACCGCCTGGAATGCGCGAAATGGGAGGGCCTGATGGCTGAACGATTTTTGTGGAAGGCCTCTGGCCAGCCTACGGGCACCGTCACATTCCGGCGCCTGATAGCGCAGTTCGGAGACGGGTATCGCCAGGTGGCCGGCGACGGCATCAACAACAAAGTGCAGTCCTGGCCGCTCACTTTCTCGGGCAGCAAGCAGGAAATGCAGGCGGTCATGTCTTTCTTGGACAGACACGCAGGCATTGCGTCATTCCTCTGGACGCCTCCAATGGGGGTGGAGGGCTACTACGAGGCGCCGACGTACAGTCTCAATCCTGTTGGAGGGGACGTTTACACGGTTTCCGCCACCTTCAACCAAATTTTCAAACCATAGGGGAGCCATGGACCCGCTCGTAAAAGTAAATGTGGGGTTCAGCCCTAACGATGGAACCGGCGATGCTTTGCGAAACGCATTCATCAAGCTGAACCAGAACGTTGACTCCATCGCTAACGCCATCGGCGCGGCTTTTGGGCTCGCCACCCTTGGGGCAGATGCACGCCTCCTGATGGGGCAAATGCCTGTTCCGCTTGTGCTGCCATCCACGCTCCACGATCTGAACAGTTACTACTATCCCGGTATCTATCGGCAGGATTCGAGCGCCGGCGCGCAGGCGGGCGCAAACTATCCGGCGGCATTGCCTGGGGTTCTCCAGGTACAGGGTAGTGCGAATGGCGTCCTTGCTGTGCAGCGTTACACCATCGCCTCACTAGGAGCGAGCAACGCCCGGGAGTTTCTGCGCGTTTTGGCTGGAGGGGGTTGGTCCGGATGGACTGAGGGCCTGAGTTCCGCGCTGATGGGCGCGCCCGGGGGGCTGGCAACTCTTGGCTCCAACGGTCGATTACTCCAGCAAGGCCCGTTTGCTGAAATCGCATATGGTGGAACGGATGCCAATTCTCTGGTTCTCCCCGGCGTTTACGTCGTGCAGTCTGACGCGAACGCTACAGCGGCCCTCAATTGGCCGGCGCTGATTGCTGGGACGATGACGGTGGAGGCTGCGAGCTCCGGGAACATGCAGGTAACGCAGACCTATACCACGCGAACCGGGCGAACCTTCAAACGTATCCGCTTCTTATCTAGCGGGGTGTGGGAAGCATGGCAGGAACAAGCCCGGCTCTCGGATCTGGTGGCTCTTGGCATCGGGCAGTCTTGGCAGAACGTAGGCCCGTCACGCGCGCCCAATACAAACTTTACGAATTCAACCCCTAAGCCCATCCTGGTTATGGCTTCTGTGGCGCTGAATGCAGCGAACGGCCGCATCATCATGTACGTGGATGACAAGCTTGCGCAAGACTCTTTTAACCCGACTTCTGCCGCCAGCTTAGGCGCTCAGATTGTGGTCCCCACCGGTTCAACCTACCGGATTGTGCCAGTCGCAAGCGCCATCTCTGGATGGTGGGAGTACCGATAAATGCAAACCTTCAAAGACACCGAAACCGGCCTGTATTGGCAGTTTGAGGATGACGTATCCGTCCATGAGGAGGATGGTGGTCTGGTTTTTACTTCGCCGCATGGATCTGTGCTTGAAGTTCCCCAAACGCTGGTTCCTAGCGATCCTCCGCCGCCCTATGTTCCGCCGGATCCGGATCCTGTTCCGGTTTCACGATGGCAAGGACGCGAGGCAATGCGCGCCACCGCTTACGGGGATGTGCCGCTTGAGGATGGCGGCATGTCGGTTTTTGACGCGGTGGAATCGCTGCTTGCCCAACCCGGGACTCCAGACTATTACCGGACGGCGTGGGACGAGATCCAGCAGTTTGAGCCGGGCAGTCCGGTCCTTTTGGCAATCGCCGCTGAGCTTGGGCTGACGGACGCCCAGCTGTCCGCGCTGTTCGCTTTCGCCGCCACGCTGCGCGCCTGATTGGGGCGGCATCACAAGGAATCACCACCATGAGCATTACCTCCGACATCCAGAAACTGGAGCCGGGCGATGCGGTGCGTCTGTTTGAGCTGGACACCAGCAACCAGGGCGGGCCCACGCTCCGCTTTCACAATTACAACCAAAGCGGCCCAATCTTCTGGAAAGGTCAGGAGTACACGCCCTGGGCGTTGGAAGCCCGCGATTTCCAACGCACGGGCGAAGCGTCCCAACCGTCGCCGACCCTCGCGGTGGGCAACATCGGCGAAGACAAGAACGGCGATCCCGTTGCCGGCGTGATCTCCTCCCTGTGCATCGCCATGGATGATCTGGTGGGCTGTGTGTTGACCGTTCGCGAAACGCTGGCCAAGTATCTCGACCCAGCGAACTTCCCGGACGGCAACCCCAACTATGACCCCAACCAGGAATTGCCGCTTGAGGTGTGGCTGGTCGAACAGAAGCTGAACGAAACACCGGAGGTCGTTGAGTTCGAGCTTGCAACGGGACTGGCATTCGATGGGCGCCAACTACCTGGGCGCCAGATCGTGGCGACCATCTGCCCGTGGAAATGGATAGGTGGTTATCGCGGGCCTTACTGCCAGTACACGGGGTCCGCGTATTTCGACGGTCAGGACCGGCCCGTGTCCAGTCCGGAGCAGGACAACTGCGCCGGTCTGGTGCGCTCCTGCCAGCTCCGGTTCGGTGCAGAGCAGGGCGTGGAGCCGGTGGCGGCTGTCATCAACTTTGGTGGGTTCCCTGCCGCTGATCGGGTTCGATAGCATGAAGAAAGCAACACTTGCAGCCATGCGCCGTCACGCCGAGGAGGTGTATCCCACCGAGTGCGTGGGTTTCGTGGTGTCTGATCCCGAGGGGCGTGAAATCTATGTGCGCGGCCAGAATGTGGCCGATGCGCCGGAGGCCGGCTTCGTAACGCGCCCCGATGATTGGGCGGCAGCCGAGGATATGGGGGCGGTGGTCGCATTCGTCCATTCGCACCCGGATAATCCGGCCTCGCCATCGGAGGCGGATCTGGTGGCCTGCGAGGCCATGGCGGAGAGGGTAGGGGCGCTGCCTTGGTACATCGTGGAGGTGCGCAAGGACATTGGTCAGGAGGCGCCTCAAGCTCTCGCCATCGAGGCGTTTTCCCCCTCGGGCTACCAAGCGCCGCTGCTGGGGCGCACGTTCCATCACGGTGTCCTTGACTGCTACAGCGTGATCCGGGATTTCCACGCGAGGGAGATGGGGATTCACCTTCCCGACTTTGAACGTGCGGATGGCTGGTGGGAAGGCGAGCAAGAGGTCTACCTAGACAACTTCGCCGCTGCGGGCTTCCGGTCGCTGGCCGCTGGCGAGACGATCCAGCGCGGGGATGTGATCCTCATGAACCATCTGGCGAAGCGCACCAACCATGGCGCGGTCTACCTGGGGGATGGCACGCTGTCCGAGCGACCGGACCTATTCCCCATGCAAGGCACCATGCTCCATCACCTGTACGGCCGACTGTCTACCCGCGAGGTGTATGGCGGGTACTGGCAAGAGATCACGCGCGTCGTGCTGCGACATAAGGAATTGGCCAATGGATAACCAGTTACGCACCATCCGGCTGTATGGGCTGCTGGGAACGCGGTTTGGTCGCGTTCACCGGCTAGCCGTGCGAAGTGCCGCCGAGGCCATCCAAGCGCTGTGCGCCATCCTGCCCGGATTTGAAAGAGAAATGATCACCTCTGGGGATCGCGGCGTGCGCTACGCGGTTTTCCTAGGCCGCAGCAACATTGGAGAAGACAGGCTTGAGCATGCCGCTTCGGAAGAGGAAGAGATCCGGCTTGCGCCGGTCATCCAGGGGGCCAAGCGGGGGGGCGTCTTTCAAACGATCCTCGGCGCGGCCATGGTGGCCGTCGGCGCTGCTATTAACTACTTCAGCGCGGGCTCTATGGCGGCGTTCGGAACTTCGCTTATAAAAATGGGCGCCGTCGTGGCGCTGGGCGGCGTCATTCAGTTGGCGAGCCCGACGCAAACTGGGCTCTCCACCAAGGACAGCCCAGATAACGGTGCGTCTTACAACTTCAACGGGGCCGTGAACACGACCGCGCAGGGCAATTGCGTTCCGGTTCATTACGGTGAGGGCTGGGCCGGGAGCGCCGTGGTGTCGGCCGGCATTTATGCCGAAGATCAAGCATAGAGGTAATGATGCAACGTCTACTTTCACCCGCCGAAGCAGGCGGGTTTTCTTTTGATGGGCCCATGCGAAACATCGCGCGTCAAGGCGGTATCACGATTGTGGGTCGCAAGGGGGGCAAGGACGGAGGCGGTGCTCGTTCGCCCGTGGAGGCTCCTGATAGCCTGCACAGCATTTCGTATGCCAAGGTGCTTGACCTGATCAGTGAGGGGCCTATCGTCGGCCCGGTGGCCGGGCTGAATTCTATCTTGCGCAGCATCTACCTGGACGGAACGCCCATCGAGAACGATGACGGGTCGCTCAACTTTCAGGGCGTCCGAGTGGATTTCCGCAACGGCACGCAGTCACAAGACTATATCCAGGGGTTCCCGGCGGCAGAAAGCACCACTGGCCTGGGCGTCGAGCTGAAATACGGCGTTCCTTGGGTCCAGACGATCACTGATCGCACGTTGTCGGCGGTTCGCATAACGCTAGAGGTTCGGGGGCTCGTCCAGGTCGACACCGGCAATGGAGACCGCGACGGCACTCGCGTGGACTACGCCATTGATCTGCAGACCGACGGCGGGCCGTTCCAGGAGGTCCTGGTATCAGCGTTCGACGGGAAGACCACGCAGACTTACGCGCGAACCCACCGCATCGACCTTCCGCAAGGCGCGCAGACGGGGTGGGTTGTTCGTGTGCGCCGTTTGTCCATAAATTCCGCCACCGACAGCCTGACCAACGCCACTTGGATCCAGTCCATCACCAACGTGCTGGATGCCAAGCTGCGCATGCCGATGTCCGCCGTGGTGGGAATCCAGGTAGACGCCAGCCAGTTTTCTGCCATCCCCACCCGCGCGTACCGTTTCCGTGGCCGCATCATCGCTGTGCCTAGCAATTACGATCCCGAAACGCGGACCTATACCGGCTTGTGGGATGGGACTTTTAAGCAGGGGTGGACCAACAATCCCGCTTGGATCTGGTACGACATGGTGACGAGTCAGCGGTATGGCGCCGGCGCGTTCTTGGAACCGGCGCGGCTGGCGATGGCGAAGTGGCAGCTTTATCCCATCGCGCAGTACTGCGACGAAATGATCCCGGACGGGTTTGGGGGCATGGAGCCGCGTTTTACCTGCAACGTCTACATTCAGCAAGCCGCTGATGCATATCGCGTCATGTCCGATCTTGCCAGCGTCTTTCGTGGCATCGTCTACGAGATGAATGGGGCCGTTGCGGCGTCGGCCGATATGCCGTCCGAGCCGGTTTACAACTTCACCAATGCGAACGTGTTGGATGGAAAATTCGGCTACACCGGCAGCCCGCGGCGCACTCGTTATACCGTGGTTCAGGTTTCGTGGAACGACAACACGAACCAGGGCATCGCGAAGATGGAGGCGGTCGAGGATCGGGACGCGATCACACGCTACGGCGTGCGGATGCACCAGCTGACGGCCTTTGGCTGCACGTCCCGCGGGCAGGCGGTACGCGTAGCGAAATGGGCGCTGCTCACCTCTCAGCGGGAAACGCAAGGGGTCACCTTCGGCGTGGGCCTTGAACAGGCGGTGGTGAAACCGGGTTCTGTGATCCGGATCGCCGACAAGAACCGCACCGGCCGCCGTATTGGCGGCCGAATTCGTTCCGCCACTGCAACAACCGTCACGGTGGACCTGGCTATTGGGGTGCGAGCTGGCGACCGCTTGATCTTGAACATGCCCAACGGCCTGACGCAAACGCGCATTGTGCAGGGTGCGGTGGGAACCATGATCACGGCCGATCAGACGATCTGGACGGCTGACAGCACCGAGATCACTGCGGACATGATTGGGATCCAGGGGGCGACTCTGGAGATCACCGTCACCCAGCCATTCGCTGACATTCCAGAGCCGGAAGCCGTCTGGACGCTGGAATCTGAAGAGTTGTCGACGCAGCTATTCCGCGTAATCAGCGTTGTGCGCGACGACGTGATGACCGCCATCATCAGCGCCGTGCAGCACGTCCCGGGCAAGTACAGCGCCGTGGACTATGGCACGCGCCTGGAAAACCCACCGATTACGGTTATCCCGCCAATGGTGATGTCCGCGCCTGAGAACGTGGCATTGTCTTCGTATTCGACACTGGACCAGACGATAGCCACCCACAACGCGCTCATTACCTGGGACAAAGTGCAGGACGCAGTGGAGTATCAAGTTCAGTGGCGACGCAACAACTCCGACTGGATTGAGGCGGGCCGGACGGGCTCGGCGTCCGTCGAAATTCGGGGCATTAGCACCGGCCGCTACCTTGCGAGAGTGCGCGCGATTAACGCCGCGAACATCCCGTCGGCGTGGGGCTTGTCCGCTTCCACCGAGTTGCAAGGCAGCGTCCTGCCGCCGCCGCAAGTCACGCATTTGACCGCGCAGGGTATGGTGTTTGGGATCCGACTGAATTGGGGCTTCCCCGCCGGCAACTACATCATCGAGCGGACGGAACTCTGGTATTCGGAATCGCAGTCGCGGGACAGTGCCATCAAGCTTGGGGAGTTCGCGTTCCCGCAAAACACCCACGACATGATGGGGTTGTCCGCCGGCAAGCGCCTGTATTTTTGGGCCAGGCTAGTGGATCGCACGGGCATCCCAGGGGACTTTTTCCCGATTGGGAGTCCTGGCGTTATCGGCACGTCCAGCAATAGCGCCGACGAGATCCTGGCGTATCTCACCAACCAGATCACTGAAACGCAGCTTGCGAAGGCGCTGCTGGACAAGATCAACGACGGCGGAGACGCCCAGGTGCAGATTGACGCAATCGTGAACGCCCTGGCTGCCATGTACACGATCAAAACCCAGCTCACGGTTGGCGGCGTTCCGTACTGGGCGGGGATCGGCGTGGGAGTCGAGAACAATCAAGGCGTCATTACGTCGCAGATCCTCCTGGCCGCTGCCCGCGTGGCCGTCCTGGACGAGTCCACCGGATCCGTCAAAGCGCCGTTTGTGGTGCAGGGTGGGCAGGTGTTTATGAACGAGGCCATCATAGGTCGCGCCACCATCGGCTCTGCCAACCTAAAGGACAACCTCACCTCAGACGCGCTCAATCCAAACGGTTTGCCGGTGTTCAACCTGAACATGCGCTCTGGCCTTATGTCCTTCAACGGCACCCAGGCCGATGGCTCGAGAACGGAGATCACAAACACGGGAATGCGCTACTACTATCCAAACGGCGTGCTGGGCGCACGATTCGGGGGCTGATATGGCGGCCATGCCTCTTGAATTGTGGTCGCCCCAGGGCGTCCTGCTATTCAGCCCAGGGATGCGGATAGCGCGCCAGCTGGGCGAGTTCTACACCAACTCGGCCAATGGCACCGTTGTGATCCCGCAGCTCGCTGACACCGCAAACTCCTGGTTTTTGGCTACCGTCGCCGGCGGCGGAGCCAACGCTCCGACCATTCGCCGCAATGGTTCTACGCTCACTTGGTTGTACACCGATGTGCCGAATCAGGTTCGGGCAAACATGCTTGTTCTATGGGGGGTCAAGTAATGGCAGATGCAGCGTTTGAGCTGTGGGATCCTGCCGGAAACCTGCTTTGCGATAGTCGCAACGTCAATATGTTCCTGCGGTACATGGGCACGATCAGCGGAGTATTTACGTTCAATGCTGTCCGTCCAGTGGTTTTCTTCGTGCCGACCGGCGGCGGCTTTGCCACCATGCGCAGTCTGGTTAACAACGGGAACGGGACATATACCGTCACTTTCACCGGCGTGGCCGTCGAATACTACATTTTTGATTGGCCATGGGTGGCGGGCGGCCCGATGGATATATGGGCGCAGGACGGTCGGCACATCTTCATGAGTACGGCCAGGCCGATGAATGTCTACGGAAATCTGCGTATCCCACGGTACTGGAATTCAGATGGAACCGGCAGCGGCTACATAGACGGGATGGAGGTGGGCGGCCTTCCAGCGCGCAAATGGGCCTACTGTCCTTCGTTTCAGCGGCGTGGCTTCCAGTGTTACCCCGTCGCCGGAGGTGGCTGGAGTTCTATCTGGTGGGGCGAGAACTACGCCGCCCGCAGTACCGGCGTCTATTCAAAAATCCAGGACCAGGTGGCCTCGCTTTTTGGCTGGGCCCCACTTCGCAACACCCGCTTTGTAAGCGATGCGGAAGAGAACGATATCGCCGTGATCGATGTGACGGGCTGGCAGTAGTTCGTCCCGTCATTTCCACAAATTGCCCGCAGCCAGCGGGCTTTTTTTCGTCTCAAGGAGACGCGATTGAACATCCAAGACTTCGACGCCTTCGCGGCAAAGTTCGCCGGCGTCCTGGGCGCAGCTGTGTCCATGCGCTACCTGCAGGGCAGTTGGCCGGCGCGCATCAGCATGGCCGTCAGCGGCTCGCTGGTGGCCTATTACGCGTCGCCGTACTTGTCCCTCGCGCTGGGCATTCCCGAAGGTCTGGCGGGCTTCCTGATGGGCATGTTCGGCATGGCCATCGTCTCGCGCGCTTGGGAAGCGGTGCAGGCCGCGCCTATCGCCGCGCTTTGGCAGGCAGTCATCGACCGCGTGCGCGGCAAGGGGGCATGACATGGACAGCACCATCTATCTGACGCTGTGGGCCGTTCTCGCCTTCGTCTGCTGGCTGGTGGTTGCCTGGGGCGCCGGCCTGGCCGTGTTCGCCCGAGCCATCAAGGACACCACGCTAGAACGGATCGGCCTGTCCGCGATCTGCCTGACTGCTACGGGCGCGGCCTGCCGCATTCTCGTCGCGGGCTGGGCCAGCGCCGGAGACGCTGCGCTCGCCGCGTCTGCCGCCTTCTACGTTGCCGCCGTGACGGCCAAACACATTCGGAGTCCGAACCAATGAGCAATTTTCAACTGTCGCAGCGCAGCCTGACCCGCCTGCTTGGCGTGCATCCCGACCTGGTCGCGATTGTGAAACTGGCAATTCAGCGCACGTCGGTGGATTTCACCGTAATCGAGGGTGTACGGACAGTCGCGCAACAGCGCGAGTACGTGGCCCGGGGCACCAGCAAGACCATGAACAGCTACCACTTGCCACAGGCGGACGGCCTGGGCCACGCCGTAGACCTCGCTCCGCTGGTGGGCGGTGCGATTCCCTGGAACAACTGGCAGGCGTTTGCCGATTTGGCCTCGGCGGTCAAGGCGAGCGCTGTGGAGCTGGGCGTGCCGGTGGAGTGGGGTGGCGATTGGAAGACGTTCAAGGACGGCCCGCATTTCCAGATCCCGCGCAATTGGAAGGGCCGCGCATGAACCCGCTCCTTCGCGTTGCGTTGCCCTACCTCGTCGGTGCCGCCCTGCTGGCCGCGGCCATCCTGGGTGTGCGCTGGTACGGTGCCAGCCAGTACGAGGCCGGCGCAAATGCCAGGCAGGAGGAAATCGAGAAACGTCAGGCGGTCATTGAGCGCGCTTGGCAGGAGGAAAGAGATCGTGCAGATGCCCAACACCGGGGCGCCGTCCTGGCGCGACAACAGATCGAATCGAAGCTGGCCAAAGCTGAGCGCGATCGGGATGCCGCTTTTACTCGTGTTGACGGGTTGCGCAGGCAGCTTGCCGACAGGCGCGCCGAGGCACCCAACGCCGGCGGCGGACCTGATGATGCCGGCCCCGACTGGATCGGCCTATTTGGAGAGTGTCTCGGCCGAGCTCAAAGCCTTGGACGACGACTTGGAGAGGTGGGAAAGGATGCTGCAGTATGGGCTGACCAAGTGAACGGATTACAAGGCTACATCCGAAGCCTGAGTTCGAGCAACCACTAGTCAAGTCAGGTTTCCGGTGGAGTAGTGGATTCATCCGTGCAATGCTGAAGTGGCTAGGGACGCGAAGCTGTCGGATCCGTCAACAACCCTTCTGAATTGATTGATACTCCGGCCACATTGTCTGCAAATCGGTAGACCGCGTTGAACTCGCTTGCCTCGTTCGCTTCAGTGCGAACGAGTAAGGTGGCATCGCACCACTTATGCGCTTTCAATTTTGTACAAATTAAAGAAAACAACATCGGCACTGAATTTCCATTGGGATGAGTGACAGGAAGACTTGCTTGTATGCACAATTCGTCCCCCTCAACGTTTAAACTCGCGCTGGCCTTCGCTCCGTCTTCTAATTCGAAGACAGTCCCAGCGATGAGGCACAGGACACCCGCAGTCAATTGATCCTTATTTCGTAAATACTCCTTTCGCGAGAAGCCGCAATTAATCCCACCTAGGCATAAAATTAATTGCGTATGAAAAGTCTCAATATCGTACGCCGGACCTACCACTAGTAATTGCATCGCACGCTGCAAGGCATGCCTTGCATTTGGGGACAAGCGCCGGGGGTGTAGTACGTATGTGTTACTCCCTTGATCAAATTCAAATGCCGCTTTGACCTCGGTTTGCAAGTTGGCGCGAGTCAGGGCGAATCGCCTTCTGAGTTCTTTAGCGTTCACTTGGAGGCAGCTGTCGAGGATTGCTCGATAGGCGAATGGGGGGAGTGGATCTCGTATGTCGAATGCCGGGCCCAAAAAGCCCTGCTGTATGACCAACAGACGAAACCGATCATACATAGTATTCAGGTGCTTCGACGATACTCCTGAATCCCGCCCCTCAGGGTGGGTGGCAAAATTGCAGATGTCCTGCAATACGCTGCCGCGCTGAGCTAGTTGCCGAATCTTGACAAGAAGTGCTTCGACATCGCTTCTAGATCCGCGTCCGGATTGGACGGTGGGAATGAGTTCTCTCAGGCGAACTTCGTCTTTTACGGAAATAGTGGGCATGGCTACCTCTGATGAGGCTGTCATCGTATCCCAGTGGATACTATCGACGCGGACTTCAGCGAACATAGATTTAGCAATGTTGCATTAGGATGAGCTGCGGCGGCGCAATCCTCTTTCCTACTTCGCTAGTCAATGCCCAATCCACTGCATCCACCACCCCTGGTAGTAGCGCCGGCCGTCAATCTCTTCGAAGCCGCAGACCATCATTCCCCTGTCGGAACAGAAGGTGAGCAGCTCAGGCTCCAGCAGGTCGGGAATCGGACCCTTCGCGGTCGCGCCAAACTTCGCCAGGCCGTCCATGGTCATGATGCGCACCTGACGGCGCATGTCTTCGCGGGTGATCGAGTACATCCGCACAGTGCCTGTGACGGCTGGCGCGGGGTCATTGTCGCGGCGCTTCTGGCCGAGGTAGTGGGTGCGGACGACGGAGCAAAGCATGATCCTGCTGCGATATGGCTGTATGGGTATACAGTATATGGCAGCAGAATCGGGGTCAGGTCATCGGCGTGGCGACGAGCTTGTCGGAGGCGAAGGGCACGAGGAAGTCGCGGCTTTGGTCGGCGCTGGCGGTGAGCCAGTCTCCATAGGCGCCCTCGGGCAGAATCACCACCATGCGTTTTTCTTTGTTGGGCTGGTGGTAGTCGCGGAACAGTGGATCGTTGTCCGCATTAATGGTCAGCATCGTGTAGCTCTCGTGCCACTGACCGGCGCCGTCCCGGTAGCGATCCCACAGCCCGGCTATCCCTAGCGGCGCTCCGTCCGCCCGGGTGAACCGGGTGGCAACCGCTTTTCCGGACCGCCAGTCCGGTTCGAAGATCGCGTCGGCGGGGATGATGCAGTGCTGCGCCCGGCGCCAGGCGTTTCGGAAGGTAAAGGCGTTGGCGACGCGGTCGTCGCGTGCGCTGAAGGTGGACAGCTTCTCCGCGCCAGCCAGCGCGTCCGGGCGAGTGGAGCCGGATATTAGCCCCCAGCGGCCCATCACGGCTTCAATGGCGGGCACCGCCTCGTCGCCGGCTTCATGCTCTGGCGGTCGGCGGATGAAGATGCCCGGGTAGCGCGGCCACATGTCGTACTTGCCGAGGATGCCCGGCCTGGTCACGCCGAACTTCTTCAGCAGCAGCTCGGCGTCTTTCAGGGTCTGATAGTGGCTGCACATGTGCCCTCCGAAGCAACTTTAGAATATAGACGAGCCAGTCAAGCGCGCGATCGGCCAGATTTCTTTCCCACACGGGCCTTCCGAGTATGTTCATTGTTGAGTTCTGTCATAAAGACATCTTTGAAAGCTCGATGCCGAAAAACGAAAGCCCCTCTCTCCTTGCTGATTTGGTTAAATGAAATTGCATCGAGAGGATCGTCCAGGTTCACAGGCCATTGAGAAAAACCAATAACAATTGCCGCTGATTTTGGCTGTATTGCGTTATCCGAGTTAACGGCGGCAGCGCCTGGCGGGATGTCAAAGTAGCCATACGCTTGCTCCACGCCGCGGAGAGCCATATAGAACCGGTGCCGGTAAATGACCTCTGACTCATCAACAATTGTCCTCGCGGTTCCTTGCAATTGATCTCGCAATTGCTGGAAACGGACAATCTGGCGCGCTGACGTCAACCAATTTATTCGACTTTGAGGAGGGGGGATCTCACGCCCGCTTTCAGTCAAGACGTCATATGCGATCCGCAGGCATTCAAGAGCTTGCTTTGACAGGTCGTCGTTGACTTTGATCGCGACGGTCCTCCTGAATGTATACACAGTGACCCAAAGGCCGGCGGCCGCACTTGCTGCTGCCAGCACCGTTCCAATTGCGGTGGCGATAGTCCATCCGTCTGTCATTCGCTCCACTCCTCCGTACGATGAACGCTTTGCAAACGGATGGTAAATCACGGGGTGCGCGGAAGGTGGGGCCATCAGCCTCCGGGGCCCTCGGATAGTGGACGAAGTGGGCCATTTCTTGCGTCTAATACTCGCAGAATCGATCAGGAAATATGCGGGCCTACGGGGTTGTTCGAAGGCAGAGAATATTAGACGTGTATCGCAATTACTCCTGAAAATTCAGCGTCTTAGCCAGCCTTTCAGGCATGATGTTGCATCATGGGGGTGTGGCCCGCGTGGGCGTCGGCGGCGGTATTTTGCAGTGCAGAATTCATGCCCGTGATTGTATCGGGGCGGGGAGGGCGCCGCTGAACAGCGGCGTGGCGATTTGGCGGCGGGTTGCGATTTTTCGCATGACTGGGCGCCTGGACGAATGGTGCGCATACGAAACAGGCTGAATCGCGCCGAAATCGGCTGAAATAACCTTCGGAAATGGACGCGCAGTTGCCCGCGACAAATGTCGCTATGGTAGTTGCCTGGCCGCATAGCAACGCGGTGAGATGACATCGACCTCCACGCCATCGGGATCAAAATGAAAGTCAAATCCATGCTGTCTTTCGTCGTGCTTTCCTTGCTCGCCGCCGGGGGCGCCCAGGCAGACAGCTGCCGAGCCAATTACCAGGGCGGGGAAGATTGCCGGTACGACGATGGCACCACGTCGTCGAGCCGCTCCAACTACCAAGGCGGCTTCGATACGACCTACAGCGATGGCAGGACCTCCACCAGCCGGAAAAACTACACTGGCGGTTTTGACACCCGCTACAGCGATGGCAGCAACTCCACCAGCCGGTCAAACTACACCGGCGGCTACGATACGCGTTATAGCGACGGCTCTTCCTCTTCAAGCCGGAAAAACTACACGGGCGGTTACGACACCCGCTATAGCGATGGCTCATCGTCTTCCAGCCGGAAAAACTACAACGGCGCGCTGGAC